TATGTAAAAGATCAACATATGGTAGCGTTAAGGTTTGCCAAAGCACTACATTTTGAGGTAGAGTGCAAATTAAGGAAGTTTGGCCCAGAGGGGGCTGACTATTATTCTATGGCGAGGTTCAAGTAATGGGCGGATTTAGTTCAAAGCCAGCACCACCACAAAAGTCTGCGGCGCAGTTAAAGGTTGAAGCGGCCCAAGCAAAGCAAGCTGCACAGGCGGAAGCGGCTACAATGCAGGAAAAGCAAGCACTTCAAGGTCGCAAAAGATTGCTACGGACAGGTGGTTTGCGGTTGCTATTCTCTCCCATGAAGCTTGAAGGGCCGGGTTCAGTTGGATCTACTAAACTCGGCGGCGGTAGCTAAAATGCTTCTTACTGTGGCAAAAAGTATATTTAGTTCTTTTGGTAAGACCCCAAAAGAAAAGAAAAAAGAAAATTACGCTAAGAGTTTTTATGGGGCGATGGCTTCAAAAGATTCTCCCTCTGGCACATATAAAAGCTATAAATCGCCGTTCCAGCAAACTAAAGATGACATTCAGATGGATCTTGGTTTGAAGCCCAAGGATGCTGACTACTACGCTCGATTGGCAGAACGCAAAAAAAAGTCCCAAGATGCCATGAAAAAAATGATGGCGTCGACGTCTAAAAGCAGCGCTCCATCAAAGCCTAAAGGTCCATCTGCGGCAGAGATTGCACTAGCAAAGCGAAAAGCTGAAGGACAAGCCGCACGTAAAAAGTTTGAAAAAGAGAAGGGCGAAAGACGGATTGCGCTGCGTAAGCGGTACATGAAGCTTTTGAAATTAGCATGACAAAGATCAAAGAAGATACCCGCGTTCATCGCAAAGTTGTTGAGGTTCAAGAGGAGCCAAAGCAAGAGGAACCAAAACCAAAGAAGGCGGCACCTCGTGGTAAAAAAGGCACATCAAAATCCTAAAGGTGGCTTAAACGCCGCTGGTCGGGCCTACTTCAAACGGACAACAGGATCGAACCTGAAACCTCCGGTGAAGAAAGGCGATAATCCTCGTCGGGCGTCCTTCCTGGCTCGGATGGCGGGGAACCCTGGGCCGGAGCGTGATAGTCAGGGAAATCCCACCCGGCTGCTACTATCCCTCCGTGCCTGGGGTGCTTCGTCAAAAGCGGATGCGCGTAAGAAGGCTGCGGCCATAAGTAAGAGGAATGAGAATGCCCAAGCTTAACGTTAAAGAAGTGATGCAGCGCGAAGCCAAGGCACAAGCGCGTAAAGAAGAATTTAGATCAATCTATGAAGATTGTTACGAATACGCTCTGCCGCAGCGCAATCTCTATGGCGGATACTGGGAAGGTAAGACACCCGGCAAGAACAAGATGCAGCGTGTCTTTGACTCAACAGCTATGTCCTCGACCAAGCGCTTTGCAAACCGTATGCAAGCTGGGCTATTCCCCCCTAACCGCCACTGGTGCAAGCTAGAACCCGGTTCAGCTATTCCAATACAAGAGCGGCCACGGGCGCAAGAAATCCTAGACGCATACGTTGATATCATGTTTGACCAGCTGCGTCAGACAAGCTTTGACTTGGCGATGGGTGAGTTCTTACTGGATTTATGCGTAGGTACAGCCGTAATGATGGTCATGCCCGGTGATGAGGTTACACCAATTCGGTTTACCGCCGTGCCTCAATACTTGGTCGCAATCGAGGAAGGCGCAAACGGGACAATCGATAACGTATATCGCAAGCTGCGTATCAAAGCGGAAGCGATACAGCGCGAGTTCCCAGACATTCAAATGACACCAGATCTTGAGGATGCCATGATTCGGCGTCCAAGCGAGGAGCTAGATCTATTTGACGTGATCTTGTTCGACCAAGAGAGCGGTAGATATCACTATCATGTTATCTGGCCAGCTAAAGCCCAAGAGCTTGTCTATCGTGAAATGGAGTCAAGCCCCTTCATCGTTGCGCGATTTAGCAAAACAGCTGGGGAAGTTTATGGTCGTGGGCCTTTGGTCGATGCGATTGCCGACATTAAGACGCTAAACAAAACCCTCGAGCTAGTGTTGAAGAACGCAAGCTTGGCGATCTCTGGTGTATTCCTCGCTGCGGATGATGGCGTACTGAACCCGCAGAACATCAAGATCCAACCAGGGGCGATCATTCCTGTCGCTCGGAATGGTGGTCCAGGGGGTGCGTCCCTGGCTCCACTCCCAAGAGCCGGGGACTTTAACACAAGTCAGATCTTGTTGCAGGATCTACGTGTGAACATCAAAAAGATGATGATGGATGATACCTTGCCGCCAGACACAATGTCGGCTCGATCAGCCACAGAGATTGCCCAGCGCCAAGCTGAATTAGCAACAAACCTAGGTTCTGCGTTTGGTCGCTTAATGACAGAGATTATGAACCCGCTAATATCACGGGTGCTTTACGTTCTTGATCGTCAAGGTCTGATTGATCTACCGCTCAAAGTAAACGGCGTTCAGATTAAGGTAACACCCGTATCTCCATTGGCCGAAGCGCCAAAGATGGAGGAGGTCAACAAGGTTCTAAACTTTATGCAGATTGCACAGGCCATGGGTCCAGCGGGACAAATGGCAATCAATACACAAGAGGCCGTTGCATTTATTGCTGAAAAGATGGGTATCGATCAGCGCGTTCTTAACTCGCCAGAAGAACAGCAAATGATGCAGATGCAAATGCAGCAACAGATGATGGCCGAACAGCAACAAGCTTTGCCAGGCGATGAGCAAGTCGCGGAGGCAATGCAATGAGTTCAGTCGAAGGGTGGGAAGGTTTAAGTCCAGCGTTCGCTGAACCGCCAAAGGCGGATGAGATTGATCTATTGTATGGTCGGCTCTTTAAATCTGAGGAAGGCCAAAAGGTGTTAAGTCACTTGCGGCAGATAACTATCGAACAACCCTCGTGGTATCCAGGTGAGGATGCAAGTCACGGGTATGTCAGAACTGGCATGGCCGAGCTTGTTCGCCTAATCGAGCGTAGGGTAGAAAGGTCAAACAATGTCTGATGAGACACAAGTAGCAGAAACGGAAGCGCCCCAGGAAGGGCTTGTAAACTTTCAGCAAGAACAGGAAGTCCAAACCGAAGATCCTATTCCGGTACATGAACCGCAAGAGGATGCATCCTTTAACGATGTAGATGATGATGACTATGAGCCGCTAGAACGGCCTGATTATTATCCACAGAAATTTTGGGATGAGGATGGACCCGATGTTGAGAAACTCGCAAAAAGCTATGCCGAGCTTGAAAAGGCATTCAAAGCCGGGAAGCATAAAGCTCCTGAAGATGGTTACGATGTGGAGAGTTTGGTTGATCGAGGTCTCGATCTGGAAGATCCGGCTACAATCGCGTATCAGGAGTGGGCGCAGAAATATGGCATATCTCAACAGGCGTTTGAGGAATTGGCTGGTAACATCCTGGAAATGAACGGCGAAGCGGAATCCGCGATGCAATACGATCAGCAACAGGAAATGCAGAAGCTAGGCGCGAAGGCTCAAGAGAAAATCACATATCTCGAGAACCACATCACAAAAGCGCCATTGAACCAGGCGGAACGTAATGCTCTGGCAATGAGCTTAAACAATGCTGACAGCATCAATGCGATGGTCAAGTTTATTCAAGGATATACCAACGAAGGTATCCCGACAGAACCCGTTGTTGCGACACCTGAAATGAACGTCCAAGACCTTCGCCAAGCTATCGCAGACCCTCGATGGACAAGCGATCCAGTGTGGCGCACAAAGATCGAACAACAATGGGCTGCGGCCAACAGCTAGATATTGTTGCAATATAGCAAGCTTGCGTGTATATGTGGTGTAACGGCTAACCGCTGCGCGGCCCGTAGATCTGGTAAACCAGTGGTGGGCGCGGCCACATTCGCGCAAGCAAACTGCCCGAGATACATCGGCCAACAGTATGCGTTCTTAATGGAAACCTAATAGGAGGCTTCTGCTATGGCGCAGAGTATTACTAACGCCTTTGTAACTCTCTTTGATGAAGAAGTTAAACAGGCATATCAGGGCGAAGCCCTACTTCGCGGCACCATGCGTTCACGTTCTGGTGTCCAAGGCAACACTGTAAAGTTCCCGAAAATCGGCAAAGGTGTTGCAACAGTTCGCGTTCCACAAACAGACGTTACACCGTTGAACGTGACTTATTCACAAGTAACAGCGACAATGACAGATTACATTGCGGCTGAATACTCAGATATCTTCCACCAATCACATGTGAACTTTGATGAGCGCCGTGAGTTGGTACAGGTTGTATCTAAGTCAATCGCTCGTCGTATGGACCAAATCTGCATCGACGCATTGAATGCAGCGGCATCACCATCAACAGTTGCAACTGGTGTTGGCGGCGCGGCATCAAACATGAACATCGACAAGCTACGTGCGGCGGCAAAAGCGTTGAACGAGAAAAACGTTCCAGCGGAAGGTCGTCACCTGTTGATGCACTCATCACAGCTTGACGCTCTACTAGGTGAAACAGAGACAACATCTTCTGATTTCGCTACAGTAAAAGCGCTTGTTCGTGGCGAGATCAACACGTTCATGGGCTTCAACATTATCACAATGGGTGATCGTGACGAGGGTGGCGTTCCAAAGCCATCTACACGCACATGTTTCGCATGGCACCAGGACTCAATGGGTTATGCTGAATCAATGTCTCAGAAGTCAGAAGTAAACTACATCCCAGAGAAAACATCGTTCCTAGTAAGCTCAATGTTCTCAGCGGGTGC